ATAGAGAAAAACTATTAACTGATATTGCCAAGTCCTTGGACATTGATCCAGAAGAAGTAATTAAATCACAAAAGGAGTTAATGGATGAGCAAGCATTACAACAAGCTATCCTTGCCAGCCAGCAAGGCGGTCAAGTTGATCAAGTCCCAAATGGGGACGGAATGGTCGGTCCTGATGGACGAAATGGAGTCCCTTCGCCAAATGGAGCGGGACCAGTTGGAAATAACGGACAACTACCGCTTTAGTCAAGGACGTTGCGACATTCTTAAGTTTATAGTATCTTTAGATACAATTGCTGATAAAGTAATTAATTCGTTAGGCTCCAAAAGGGATACACCTAACATATATAAGTAATTTTAATCGACACCCCCAACAAAAGGACCGTTAAAATGGAAAGAGAAAAAACTAAAGGCGAGTTAATCGCTGAAAAGCTTGAAAAAGAAGCTGATGAGATGTTGAAACAAATTCAAGACTCTCAACAGGAATCTGAACCAGAAGCCAAAGGGTTAGCTACCGAAGAGGCAGAAGTTGAAGACACCCCTGAAGAAGTTGTAGAAGATGTGGAAGCTTTACCCGATGAATCTCAGGAAACTGAAGAAGCGTCTGATCAGCAAGAAGAAGAGATTCAGGAAGAACTAACTAAATCCGATAAGGGTTTGTTGTCTGCCGAACAGTGGGAAGAAAGGTACAAAAATGCTCAGGCACGAATGACCAAGGCTACCCAGAGAGAAAAAGAACTTGAAGCTAAGATTGCTGAAATGTCTAATAAGATAACAGCGATTGAAAGCATGAAGTCTGAAGCTCGTATTGAGAAACAGAAGGAAGAGGTTAATGTAGATCTAGGTGAGATTATGAAAGATTACCCAGAAATTGTTAAACCACTTCAAAGTTATGTCGATGCTCGCATCGCGACTGTGGATCAAAAAATGCAACAGGCTACAGAAGAGGTCTTAAAATCTCAACAGGAAGAAGCAGACAGGAAGCATTATGCAGCTATTGCAGACGTGCATCCCGATTGGAAGTCTATATCAGCTAGTGATGATTTCACTATATGGTTAGAAAGACAATCTAGAATGTGGCGTAATGCCGCATCCGATGGTGATGCCCAAGATGTTGTAGCACTCTTATCAAAGTATAAACAAGATTTAGGTTTAGTTTCCAACAAAGTTTCCAAAAAGGAATTAGTGGAAAAGGCAAAACAAAATGTTGAACCTTCACTCTCTAAAGCCAGGAAGCAAAACGTAGGTAGTAGTAAAAAAATATGGACTGCCCAAGAGATTGGTAAACTTTCTGATAAAGAATTTATAAAGTTTGAGAAAGACATTGATCAAGCTTATGCTGATGGAAGGGTTAGATAAATAAATATTTACTACTTTTTAAATAAACTTTTATATTAAGAGGTAATTAATATGGCATATTCATCTTCAGGCGGGAGCTTTAGCTTCGCAGCTGGTGAAAATCATTTTATACCTGAAGTATTCTCTAGAAAGTTACAAGCTAAGTTTTATGCTCAGACCATGTTGTCTGAAGTTACAACTAACGAGTACGAAGGAGAAATTTCAGGGTTAGGTAACAAAGTAAACATAAGAACAGTACCAGCAGTCTCAGTTGCTGATTACACAGGATCTATTTCCTATTCAGATGTTACTTCATCTACCATTGAGTTAAACATCGACAAAGCTAAAAGCTATGCTTTTAAAGTTGATGACATCCTAAAAGAGCAAGCCGATATCGACTTTCTAAATGAAGCAGCATCTGATGCAGCTCAAAACATGAAAATCGCTATTGAGCAAGATGTGTTCGCTAACGTAGCCGCAGGTTCGTCTTTAACAGACATCAACGCAACACCAGCAAACATTACATCTTCTACTGTTTTAGGGCACATTCTCGATGCAGGACAGCAACTTGATGAAAACAATATTCCTGAAGAAGGAAGATTCATGATCATCAACCCAGCTGTTGCTACATTGTTAAAGCAGTCAGAACTTAGACAAGCATACTTAACTGGTGACAATGTTTCACCATTAAGAAATGGCTTTATTGGAACAGTTGATAGATTCAACATGTATGTATCTAACAACTTAAGCACAGCAGCTGGAGTAACATCTGGTCTGTATGGGCATCCAAAAGCGATTGCTTATGCTTCTCAAATGACTAACACTGAAACTGTAAGACTTGAGTCTTCATTCGGTGATGGCGTTAGAGGTCTAGCTGTTTACGGATACAAAGTTATCCTACCAACAGCGATTGGTGAATTTAAGTTACAAGTAGCTTAATTTAACTTGGGGGAGTTTCGGCTCCCCCTTTTTTTTGTTTTTTTCCCACTAGCTTGTATCTATGTTTTTGTGATAACTTAAGCATAGTTATAATTAAACGAGGCTACTATGACAAAAGACGAACTGATTAAATCAGCAAAAGAGAACTTCAATGTTTCTCTCAACCCAAAGGACAAACTTAAAGACTTAGAACAGCAATATGCATCTCTTGAAAGCACATTAGTTGTTGAAGAAGAAGTTGTTGTTGAATCTAATTCTAAAGATCCAATAGCTTCAAGAGGCGAGCACGGGAAGATTCTTCCATGGAGCCCTCTACATAGGTCAGACTTCTGGACTTTTATTTATGATAAAGGATCTTTAACAAAAGAAGAGAAAAAAATATTGGGTTTATAAATGGCAACTATTAAAGTAATTGATCTTATTAATAAGGCTGAGGAGATACTTCAAGATACATCTAATGTTAGATGGTCTCAACAATCTCTTTTAAACTATCTTAATGATGCACAAAGAGAAATAGTTTTATTCAGACCAGATGCAAATACGGTTAATGCATCTTTTACTTTGATAGCAAATACTGCAAAACAAAGTTTGCCAAACGCAGGACTTAGACTTCTTTCAATCTATAGAAATTCAAGCCCTACAACCAAACCAATAACTAATATTGAGAGAAGGGTTTTGGACGATCAAATAGAAGATTGGCATGGCACAACAGGGACTAATGTTGAACATTATGTTTATGATCCCCTGGACCCTAAAATTTTTTATGTATATCCACACACCACAGCGTCAGACGCAACAATAGAGATTGTTTATAGTTCTGCTCCAACAGATATAACTATAAGTAATTTTACAACTGACACAACAGTCATAGCTTTGGATGATGTATATGCAAATGCAATTTTAGACTTCATGTTGTATAGAGCTTATCAAAAAGACACTGAATATTCTGGTGACTTGCAAAAGTCAGGAGTCTACTCACAATCTTTTCAAAACTCAATAGGAATTAAAAATCAAGTTGATGCAGGTTCAACACCAAGACCATCAACACCAACACAATAATATTAAATGGCAGTATCAAAAAAAATAGAAACTTTAGTACCAAAAGTTAAGAGAGAGGCACCTAGCTGCCCGTCGTTTATCGTTGTTGAAGAGTTAAGAAATACTATTATAGATTTTTGCGTAAGCACTGATATTTATTTATCAGACCTAACGCTCTTGCAAGTCATATCAGGTATTAATGAGTATGAGTCATCAGATCTTGATATTCCAGTTGGCACAGAGCTAAATCACATTATTGATTTTTATTTTGAGTTTGGTGAATCAGATAACCAGATAACAGAAAAAAGTTTAGCAAGATTAGAGCCAAAGTCCTTAATAGGTACACCATCACTCATAGATGCATATGGAAAAGGAAAACCAAAATATTATGCACAAAGAAATCAAGAAACTATTTTATTCGCACCCACTCCCGATAAAAATTATTCGTTTTATGCTTTATACAGTTTAAAACCAACATCTACAGCAACAACGATTCCTAACATCATTGTAAATGAGTACCAAGAAACTATTGTTCATGGTGCCTTATACAGACTACAAATGATGAAAGACAGCCCTTGGAGTGATATACAGGCAGCAGACCTTAATAAAAGAATGTATGATAAGGGTGAGGCACAGGCAGTTAGAAAATCTAAATATGGTCTTGTTGGTGCCCCTCTAACAGTTAAATACCAGGAGTTTATGTAATGGCATATTCAACAACAATAAAAGTAGTAGTTGGTGATACGCACCCAGAATTAAATTTTACTCTTACAGATTCAAATACCGCAGCTAGTGGAAAAACTTTAGACGCAGAGGATCCAACAACATTTGCTCCAATAGATCTAACAGGATCCACAACAAGGGTAAGGATTAGAAAGATCGGGACTACAACAATATTAGATACTATTGTTTGCTCTATTACCAATGCAACGGCTGGAAAGTGCTCTATGGTTTTTACATCAAGCACTTTTACCGCAGCAGGATTTTACGAGGGAGAAATAGAAATAACCAAATCAGATGGTAATATACAAACAGTAGGGGACCTTATTAGATTTAATGTAAGAGATGATTTTGACTAATGGCTATAAAGTTAGTTGTAGGGTACCAAAGCCTACAAGCAAGTGTTAAAACCCAACAGGCTACTCTAGCTGCCGAGGTATCAGAAGCAAGTACACCCTCCCTATTAAACTTTGTAAACTTAAATCTAGCAGTAGATAATTTAAACCTATACGCTGATATTCTATTAGATTCTGACACTAAAAATATTTACTTTACTGGATCAAATCCAAACGTAGCTATCCTTTCCATATCAGAACAAGATGTGATATCTTTTAGCAAAAGTGTTAATGATACTCTAGCAATATCTGAGACTATAGATATTAAATTTATTGCTAGCTCGAAGAGTGTTTTGAATACGGCTGCACTTAATACAGGTGCCCTTAACTAGGAGTTAGAATGATAGTCGATAATTTTCAGCTAAAAGGAAAATTAGAAATTAAGATAAATAATCAGGTTGTTGCCAAGGTTCCGAATATTGTTGTGAATAATGGTAAGGATTTTGTAGCATCTAGAATGAAAGACGCTACCGCAACCGTTATGTCTCATATGGCTATAGGCACAGGAACAACTTCTGCGGTGGCTGCGAACACTACCCTAGAGACAGAGCTTTCAGGAAGCAGAACAGCCTTAACTTCAACGACAGTTTCGAGCAATGATGTAATTTATGTTGCAACCTTTGGACCTGGTGTAGGCACGGGTGCGGTCACAGAGGCAGGTATTTTTAATGCTTCTTCAGGTGGAACTATGTTATGTAGAACAGTTTTTGCAGTTATTAATAAAGCGGCATCTGACTCTATGACAATCACCTGGACAGTAACAGTAAGTTAAATAAAAGAGGTAATTAATGGCAATTGTCTTTCGCAATAATGCAACCACAGCACTTGCAAGTGATATTACAAATAGTGCTACAAGTATAACCGTCACAGATGGATCTAAACTTCCATCTATTACAGGCAGTGATTATTTTTACTG